TTACCCATTGGCGCGGGTTAAGAGCTTATTTTTGAATTCACAATGGTCACGATATAACCATCTTGCTCGCCCGTGGATAACTTTGGCTTTTGGCAGGTCGCCGGACTTAATCCGGTCATAGATGAAGGTTTTACCAAAGCCAGTATCAGCCATGATGAATTTCAAATCAACCAGTGAATCAGGCTGTAGTTCGTGTTGCATGAGTGCTATCTCCGAATAGGGAATCGAACCTGCAAATCAGGCAATAAAAAACCGCATTGATGCGGCGATGGTAGGTCTGGATATCATTGAGAAATGCACAGGCCTCATCGAGTGTGAGGCGTTAGTCCTTGCGTAGCTCGCTGATTCTTCTGTAAGTCTCTGGCGCTTTGTTTCCGTGTATCTTCATTTCAGACTTCAACAGAGCAACGAGGGAATCCCATTCGTTGAGGATGCCTTTGAATGCCGGAACGCGCTTTGCAACCTTGTCGAATGAATCTCTGATTTCTGGAATCTGCTCAACAAGTGCAACGCATCGTCGGAAGTCGGCTGCGTCATGTGGAGCGCCGAAGTGATGACCATAGATATTCTTTTTCAGTCCACATGCGATTGAGGCAAGAGTTGCGCTACTGATGCCAACATCGCCAGTCGATTGCCATTTCAAAACCTTCATAGCCAAATCTGACATTTCTTGTCTCCAATAAAAAAACCGCCATCAGGCGGCTTGGTGTTCTTTCAGTTCTTCAATTCGAATATTGGTTACGTCTGCATGTGCTATCTGCGCCCACAGCATCCAGTGGTCATAGCAGTCGTTGATGTTCTCTGCTTCGATAACTCTGTTGAATGGTTCTCCATTCCATTCACCTGTAACTCGGAAGTGCATTCGTGATTTCTCCAAAAGATGCTTGAGTGCGCTTCTTATTCGATTCGCACACCTGGTATTTCGCCTTTTGAAATGGCTAAGTCATAAATTTGCGCAGCACTATACCCATCTCGCATCCATGAATCTAAGGCGCGAACAGCCTCGCTACGCTTTTTATCTTCTCTCTCATTTTTGATATCAACGAGGACATCAACGCAATTAAGGCAAATGTGGATTTTGTCCTTACATTCGATCATGGCGGCTTTGCCATGATTTCCGCCACACAGTGAGCATAAATCTTCAGGGTCTGACTGGTATTTCTGTAACGTTAGAGGGTTGAATGTTGAACAGGCCATAATCATCTCCATAAAACAAAACTCGCCGTAGCGAGTTCAGATAAAAGAAATCCCCGCGAGTGCGAGGATTGTTATTCACCTTTGACGGCAAGTTGCAGGTTAGCCATCACTCATCATCCTCATCCCAATCATCATCGTTATCGTCAACCGCCCATAACAGTGGGTTGGTACCTTTGCTTATCTGGCTTGCATATCCGCTACGTCCAAGGCTTCTCAACACGTTGTATATTTCAAACATCTCAGTGCGTTCATCGCCAATGTCTAGCTGGCAGGCCAGTGCGTGACACTCTGAAGCGAGCGAGGCTAACTTTTGGAGGAATTCTTGTTTACTCACGGATTCACCTCCTGCGGTGGTTCTGGTAGCGGCATCCAGTGAGTTACGTCATCCAAGATATTTCCTGATAAATACGTGAAAGCTCTATATTTTTTGTAATCAATTGGATTTACAACCCAGTTCCAATATGCGGCCACGATTTCACCTTGACTAAATGCCAGTAACATTTTGGTGTCTTCCGGCATTCGCTCACTACAGCTTATCCAACCATCCGGAGTTACCGGAACTTGCGGAATGGCTGTCTGCTCTCGAACGTCATTAGGCGCTATAGGTTCTGCTGCCAACTGACTGGCATATTTGTTAATGGTAACGATAAGCTCTTGCTCAGCCTCATCCAGACAATCACCGATACCTCGCCTGTCACCGTCAAAATCATCGAAATCGGCACGAATCTTGGCAACCTTCTGGATTGCGGACAACACCTCACTAGGAATTACCGGATAGTTGGTTGACGTTTCCGCGATTTCCCGAAAATTACTGGTTGACGAATTCTTGTTTTCCCGAAAGTTTCCGGACTGAAGCATAGCGGCACGGCAGGAGTTCCAGCCAGCTGTTCGCCCAAGAGCGTAAACTTCAGATGGCTCAAGATAATCAATGTCATGCCCGTCCTCATCGTCGTTCTCAGGTAATGCAGCAGGTACTACCGGTACTGGCGGAGCGGCGTAGACTTCAATAATCCCATTATCAATAGGCCATTCTCCATCCTTGAGATAGTCACTTGTGCCGTCAACTTGCTGTTCAGCAATGTGGAATGCACCAACTGGCTCTGCCTCAAGCGAGGCCAGTGCAATTCGTGCCAGTTCCCTAAGATTTTCGCTATATGGTGAAGTATTATCACGATTGATTATGTGATTAGCTGTATCTATGAGAACTTGCTTTTGTTCTTCTCTGTTCATAGTGGTCATATCACTCTCCTTTGATGCGAATGCCAGCGGCGCGTGGCACATTAACTTCCACGATGCGCACAGTTGGTTTGTACATCTCAATCGCTGTCAGCCAGTCAGCGCCGGTCATATGCTTTTCTGCATCGCCATTAGTCCATTGAACCGGCACACCAATAGCTTTCATCGCAATTTCTATTTCCCCGGCAATGGCGCTTTTCCCGCAACCAGTAAAACCAGAGACAACGACAAGAACTTCGCCTTTGGCTGGTTTTATTTCCCGTGCTTCCAGTTCAGCAATACGCTTACTCCCATCCGAGATAACACCTTCGTAATATTCACGCTGCTCGTTGAGTTTTGATTTTGCTTCCTCAAGCTCAACACGCAGTTTCCCTACCGTTAGCGCAATATCCTCGTTATCCTGATCGCGGCGTTTTATGTATTGCTGGTTTCTTTCCCGTTCATCCAGCAGCGCCAGCACGGTTTCTGGTCCGGTCAGAAATTTGAAGGCGTTGAGCGCATCAATATCCACACCGTAATCCTTAAGTTCCTGTTCAGTTAACAAATCATCATCAACTGGCAACATTAACAGGCGTTCCATTGCTGGAATTGCACGTTCCGCCGCCTCGCGCAGTTCTTGATAGTTAATTTCGCTCACTGGATGACTCCTTTACGAAGCTGTTCAGCGATATCTTCGAGAACGCCATCAGAGAATGAGCGGTCAAAATCTCCTTCCGGCGCATTAGCCATAAAATCAGTAGAGGTAAGAATCATCTGGGCAATATCCTCGGCGTTCTTCGCAGTATCATCAATAAAACCAACTTTCCAGGCAGCCAGCATTCTGTTCGCCACAAAGTAAGCGCCCTCCTTGCGTGCTTCAGTCTTCACTTCAGCCAAGAAAGCGTCGGTGGCTGGGGTTTCAGTAACATCATCTTCCCATTCGCTAAACTCCTCACGACAAAGGTCATTAAATTCCTTCTCAGATTGCTTAAGCGAGGTATTTTCTGCAGCCATCTTCGCGCATTTAGCCTCAAGGTTATCAATCGTGATTCCAGCAGAACGACACTCCCGCAACGCCGTTTCTAGTTTTGATTCAAGTTCACCGAACTTACGCACCAGATATTCAGCGTTTGTTTCGTTAACCTTTAAATCTCGTGGGAAGCATTTACCTTTCAGAAAACCATCCATCTCAATTAGTGACATTAGTTTCATTTCTTCCCACTCCGCCACATAGCATTCAGATATTTGTTGTCATTAACAGAACCGAAACTATTTCTCTTAAGCAATTCCTCTCTCGATGGCATTGGCTTTACGCGTTGGCGAATAATCATTTCTGCCGGAAGAATGCCGGGATTGTATGCAAGTCCTCTCATGGTAAATTCCTCTTTGTTAATTTATTCGTATGCCTGTTCTCTCTTCATCGAGTTTTTTTAGCTTGTATCGCATAGCTCTTACTGAATAAATTGAGCGGCAGGTTGCAATTGCTATTTCTTCTGCGGAGAAATTACCGAAAAGTGATACTTCGGCTCTTGTCCAGCGTCTTCCACGAAGTCGGCTAACAATGTCAGCGCCAATCCTTGTTGCTTTCGCCATTACTGCTTTTTCAGTCCTTTCCAGTTTTTCAGCGATAACTTCAACTGGCATTGTCGCCGCCACTTCGCGCAAGAAATCGACTTCCCATTTCTCCCATGGAGTCTTTTTCATAGGCGATACCGTTATTTGATAAGAAGTGAAGGTTTCCCAACTTTGAGTTGAGCGCCGGGGATATTTATTCCTGCTTTTAGTTGGTGTTTGATTGCCAGTTTGTCGGCTTTAATTGTCGTTTCAAACTCAACGTATTCAGGAGGAAGGGCGCTTGAGTCGATTATTTCTACAATTTCTGACGGTTTGCGAATTGTTACCTGGTGAATACCTGCTCGAATCTTTTTCTTGCCAACCATTTCAAGCGATGACGCTATATATGCCATAATGCTGTCAATCTTATTTTGAATTACTGCGGCTCTCTCATTTAGTGACTTTGCCTCTTCCTTGAGGCGTTCAGCATAACCAGATTCATTTTTAATAATGGCGAGAAGTTGCTCTATTTTATCGGTAAATTCTCCTTCCATGCCTTCTATTGTGTCAGCAATCATCTCTGGCTCTAAATCTGAATCCATCAATTTTGCGTATTCATTGGCAATTTCATACAGTTTGCTCACTGGCAACCTCCAGTTTCGCTTTGCATTCTATGTAAATGGCTTGTACTTTCTGCTGCAATTTCATTCCAGATGTCAGGCGATATGCTTCTGCAAAATTTCGCTTCAAATCATCCATGTTTTCAGCCTGAGCCATTTCATCACAAAGAAGTTGTGCTTTTTCCATAATTTCCTGCTGTCGTTTCCGTTCATCTTCGCGGATATCTTCCTCTGATTTGTGCGGCATAACTGGTTCAGTCCACACACCTTCTTCTTCGTTTAGTACGTGAATAGCACTATCAAGACGTGATGCCTTAGGCCAATACTTGCTTGCACGCTTTACGACCGTCTTTCGCGCCATCTCATTCCAGTGATTTACCCATGGTCCTTTATCGCTGAATGCTGCCTTGCTTGTTTTCCTTACAGCCTCAATTTCAGCCAGACTCATCTCTTCCGTTAGATAATCACCTGCTGGCGTCTTAACTGTGCAGTAAACGCCAACAATATCACCACGATCACCGAAGGCGTTGTATTTATGGGTTGGTGCTTTATCAAGCCCGTTTGACTCATAGGTATCGTTAGCATGAACAAGTTTTGCCTGACCCCATGAGATAACACCAGACTCCATTGCAATATGGAGCAATCCCATATAACTGATATCAAGGTACACCATGCCGTCGCGCGGAACCAGATAAGCCAGTTTGCTAGCCGGGTTTAAGGTGATACCGATCGCCGCAACATTGATGATGGCGTTCTGTGCGCTGGTTGGATTTGCCAGTGCTGTTTTAGCCAGGTAATCATTTTTCTGGAAATACTGAATTGCAAACTGGCTTTCCTTAGCCCATGTCACCGTCTGTTCAGTCAATGCTCCGCAGAATAACTGCTCTTGCTGTTTAACGAATTCAACGATATTGCTCATGCAGCTTCTCCATAAATATGTCTGCGTTTGAATATTGCGAAGGCATATTCAGCCTTAACTCTTTCGGTTATTGCATCCCAGAACCATTCAGCGGCTTTTTCCTGATAGTTACAGTCATCACCTTCCAGCCAGTCGATAGCGTCCTTAGTGTGTTCATCTGGTTTATATGAGCGAAGCATTTCGCTTATTGGGTCGCAACGTTTGCAGAGGCGATCAACTTCACTGTTGATTCGTTCGTAATCATCATCGGTAAAACTTGCGATTATTTGCGATATTTCACGCTTATCATTCAGAGTCAGAATCATCATCTTTCTCCTGTTCTTTGTGCTGATTGAGCATTTTGTTCATCTGACGAATGAATTCTTCGTCTGACCAGTTGTCTGTAAAACTCATTTCCTGCGATACCATGGAAGGTTGATAGCTGATTTCATCGCTTTATTTGCTTCAAGCCACATTTTTGAATCACCAATAAATCTGGCTATTACTGCTTTGTTCTGTGCTGCACGAAGCATCTGGTGATTGATGGCTATTTCATTGCGCATAACGCCTCCAGTTGTTTCTTTGCTGCTCTGATTAATTGTTTAACTCGGCGTGATAATTCAGATTCGTGCGGGTAGAAAGCGGACATGACGCCGCTACCCGCGAGCTGAAAGTGCATCATGGGTAACTCCTTATATTTGATTGCATAACGAAAAACGCCTCGAGTGAAGCGTTATTGGTATGCATATAAAAAGGCCCTCACACTGGAGGGCAAAGAAGATTTCCAATAATCAGAACAAGTCGGCTCCTGTTTAGTTACGAGCGACATTGCTCCGTGTATTCACTCGTTGGAATGAATACACAGTGCAGTGTTTATTCTGTTGTTAGTGCCAAAAATAAAGGCCGACTATGCGGCCTGAAATTACTTAACCAATGATGCTGCATATTCGATAAGGTAAAGTTTTGGGGCCAGCCAAATTTTTAACCAAGTCATATTGGTTACTACACCAATAATAAAAACCCCCCACAGAGTCAAAACTCCAACCAATGGCATGATAAGAAGGTTAATATCTCCTTTGCTATCCCAAACCATTGTCGGCCTGTATTTGGGCTTTCCTTTCTCCCATGAGTATCCTTCATCACCGATTTTACCTGTCTCAACTCTTTGGCACTGCTTCTTCATAAACCAGAAAACCAGTGGGATTGTTAGAATGGCTATTAATGTTTTAATCAGACTGTCAACCATATTCCATAGCAGCAACTGATGAACAACATCAGGAATCTGCGCTTGGCTGAATGAAACAGCCGCGTCTATTCCATTGCTGGCTTTTTGCAGTAGTTCTACGAGAATCTTGTTTGCTTGTTCTTCCATATCTCATCTCAAATAAGTGGTTTGCTTGCAATAAAAAACCCGTCTTGGACGGGTTGATTACCATTTCTTTTTGGGGTTTCGTTGATGGGCGTGATTGACAACTTTAAACATTGCATCTCCACCAGAATTATTGTCAATCTCTGTCTTTTCGTGAGCTACTGCTAATTCAGCTGCTTTTTCACCCCTCACGGCAGCCAATCCTCCTTTTTCCAAAATCTCTGCCTTTCTCTCCTCCCGGCTCTTGTTTTCCTTCTCTGCTCTTTCTGCCTTCCTGGCCTCTCTGCGGCGGTTCCTGCTATTATCTCTCGCTGGCTTGATTGTTATGCTAGGCTTCATTTTTACCTCGCTGTAATTAGTTTTTGCCTTCTGTAACCAGCAGCATACAGTGCAACTTCAGGCAAACAAACGCTTCCGCTATTCGCATCTGTATTTGATTTGCTAATGATGCCGAGTGATATTGCTTTTTCAGAAATGCTTAAACGCTTTCTCGGGGCTTCCTGAACAGGTTCCTCACTGTCTGTGCCGAAGATCGAATCGATGATGTTGCATATAGCATCACGCTCGATAGCCAGCTTTCTGCGCCGCTCATGACGGCGAGTTTTGGCATTTCCTGCAAATGTTGATTTTCCGTACACGATTACCGTCATGATATTTTCCTCATGTGAAATGGCTTTGGTGGTGATGCGCCAGGTGCTGATCTTCTGGTTGCTGTCGTTGCAGCTGCAATTCACATCACCGCCAAACCCATCTCGTTTGGTATCTGTTTGCGCTTTGTCAGCGCCCCATCGAAGTTAAAGAGCCTGCCAATCTGTTCCGTTTGGCTTCCAGCTTCCTGCTGATGGCTAAATAGTACGATGTGTACTTTATTGAGTCAATACAAAATGTTCTAAATGTGGTTGGTTTTTTATAACACTTTGTATTTTATTGATTTATATTTTGGAAAAAGAAAACCCGACGCTAAGGTCGGGTTATTGTTGTGTGTTTTAGAGTGGTGAGGCTGTTAACTAAATGTCTCTTCAGGCCACTGGCTGGCGATAACTTTCCCTACTACGGAACAGCTATCATTGCATGGGATCATTGGATATTGCGGGTTTAGTGGTTGTAGGAACACCTGACCGCTATCCCTGATCAGTTTCTTGAAGGTAAACTCGTCACCGCCAAGTCTGGCTATGCAGAAATCTCCTGGCTCAACAGCCTGCTCAGGGTCAACGAGAATTAACATTCCGTCAGGAAAGCTTGGCTTGGATCCTGTTGGTGCGGTCATGGAATTACCTTCAACTTCAAGCCAAAACGCACAATCACTGGCTTTTTTGGTTGTGCTGACCCATCTCTCCGCATCACCTTTGGTAAAGGTTCTAAGCTCAGGCGAGAACATCCCGGCCTGAACATGAGAAAAAACAGGGTACTCATATTGTTTTTTAACGGGGGCAGATGAGTATTCGCCAGCAGGTGAAAATGTACCGTCGTGGTTGAATGAGACGTTATCAATACCAAGGTATTTAAACACCACACCAATCTCGTCAAGAGATGGATGACGAGATCCGCGCAACCAGTGACCAATTCCACCCTGCGTCATACCAAGCTCTTCAGCTAACTTCTCTTGAGTTATGCCGAGCTCTTTCATTCTGGATCTAGCCAGTTCATACCATTTCATTTTCATATCCTTATTATTACGCTATGTACTAAAACCATCCATGCACAAGATGTATTTTTTGTTTGCATTCCAAAAGTACATATCGTATTATTGTTTCATGGTTACTATGGAGGGCATATGAGCAACCTACGAAAATATCGAGAGTCACTGAATATCTCTCAAACAACACTTGCTAAGGCGGTTGGATGCACACAGGGAGCTATCGGACATTGGGAATCTGGTCGTCGCTTCCCAGACCTTAAAACATGCCGTGCTCTTGTTGCGTGCCTAAACAAGTTAGGCGCAAAAGTCAGTCTTGATGACGTGTTCCCGCCGGAACACAAAGCCGCTTAATAAGCGGATCCGCTCTTTATCAATCTGCACCGCCGACAACGCGGTAACTAATTAATCGCTCATCGAAAGATGAGTATTAGTGATTATTTACCTATGGAAATAGTAAGAAATGGAACAAACAAGTTACAGCAAACTATCACAGCGCGATGTTGATCGCGCAGAAACCGATTTACTCATCAACCTGTCAACACTTACCCAGCGCGGTCTGGCAAAGATGATTGGCTGTCATGAATCGAAGATAAGCAGAACGGACTGGAGATTTATTGCCTCGGTCTTGTGTGCTTTCGGAATGGCATCAGATATCAGTCCGATTAGCAGGGCTTTTAAGTATGCGCTTGATGGACTCACCAATAAAAAACGCCCGGCGGCAACCGAGCGTTCTGATCAAATACAAATGGAATTTTAACAACATCCAACGAGGTAATTATATGCGAAACAAAGGCTTTAATCCACCTGATACACACAAAGAAGCTAAGCGTTTGCGCTTCCTTCGTTCCATTGATGAAAGAACTCAAATCTCTTTTGTGAAAGTTGCCAGAACTGAGCTTCTGAAGGCTGAGGCGAGGGCGTTGCTCCCGTCTCTACCAAAAGAGGAGGGATATACGTTCATTCCAAACGCATTTCTGGAAAAGCTGCTCAAAGAAGACATATCCGTAAGTCAGTTTAACGATGTTCTTAAGGTCTTTCGTCAAGGCAGGTAGTTATGAGCAATACAGCAAAAATCTACGATTTCAGCGCCGCACACGAGCGCAGGAGCAACAGGATGGAGAACCAGAAAACTGGTTACATTCCGTTGTACCGGAGCATTCTGAAACAGTCATGGGCGAAAGATGTTTATCTTCGCACCCTGTGGGAAAACCTTCTCCTGAATGCCGCCAGAAAGCCATACAAAGCGAATTTCAAAGGTCATGAATGGCATCTGCAACCCGGTCAACTGGTTGTGACAGCAGCTGATTTAGGTCTTCAGTTATGCGACAGGCATGGCAAGCCAGCAAGCCGCGATCAGGTTGAGCGGATGCTTCAGGTTTTTGTGAAAGAGGGGATGATCTCCATTGATGGAGAGAAGCAAAAAGGTCGTGTGATCACCATCACAAATTACCATGAATATGCTCAAAAAATGGACAATTCACCCGCACATGAAGCCGCACAAACAACCGCACATCATGAACAAGAAGGTATTAACAAGAATATAAATAATACCCCCCTACCCCCCAATGGGGGAGGCGATGGGCAGGTTAAACCTGAACGTCGCAAGGCAGAACGAATCGACTACGAATCCTTCCTGAACGCCTACAACACCGAAGTCGGTGACAGACTTCCACATGCTGTTGCGGTCAACGAGAAACGCAAACGCCGCCTGAAGAAAATCATTCCGCAACTGAAAACGCCAAACGTGGACGGTTTCAGAGCGTATGTCAGGGCGTTTGTGCATCAGGCCAAGCCGTTTTACTTCGGAGACAACGACACGGGCTGGACGGCTGATTTTGATTACCTGCTGAGAGAAGACTCGTTAACGGGAGTTCGGGAAGGGAAGTTTGCAGACAGGGGGATTGCATGAGACAGGATATCGAAGCGAGCGTTATCGGTGGCCTGCTGATTGGTGGATTAACACCAACCGCCAGCGACGTTCTGGCAACGCTGGAGCCGGAAGCGTTTTCAATTCCGCTCTACCGGAAAGCCTTCGAGGTTATCCGCAAGCAGGCGAGAAACAGAAACCTAATCGACGCGCTGATGGTTGCCGAGGCATGCGGAGAGGAGCATTTCACGTCAATCCTGATGACCAGCAAAAACTGCCCGAGTGCCGCAAACCTGAAGGGATATGCCGGAATGGTCGCGGATAATTATCACCGCCGTCTGGTGCTGGAAATCATGGATGAAATGCGTGAACCAATTCAGAGCGGAACCATCGACGCATCGAGTCAGGCGATGGATGAACTTGTAAAACGTCTCTCAGCCATCAGAAAGCCCCGTGACGAGGTAAAACCTGTACGGTTAGGGGAAATCATTACTGACTACACTGACACGCTTGACAGACGTCTGAGGAACGGAGAAGAGTCAGATACCCTGAAGACCGGAATCGAAGAACTTGATGCCATCACCGGAGGGATGAACGCGGAAGACCTGGTGATAATCGCTGCTCGTCCTGGTATGGGGAAAACCGAACTGGCGCTGAAGATTGCCGAAGGCGTTGCAAGCCGCGTTATTCCTGGTTCTGACGTCCGGCGCGGAGTCTTGATTTTCTCGATGGAAATGAGCGCATTGCAGATCGCAGAGCGAAGCATTGCCAACGCCGGGAGGATGTCGGTTAACGTACTGCGAAATCCTGCATCGATGGATGACGAAGGCTGGGCGCGTGTTGCTAACGGCATGAGTCAGCTTGCAGATTTGGATGTATGGGTAGTCGATGCCTCGCGGTTATCGGTCGAAGAAATACGCTCAATCGCAGAACGGCATAAACAGGAAAATCCAAACCTGTCACTCATCATGGCGGATTATCTTGGCCTGATTGAGAAGCCGAAAGCAGACCGCAACGACCTCGCAATTGCTCACATCTCCGGAAGCCTGAAGGCGATGGCGAAAGACCTGAAAACGCCTGTTATCTCCCTTAGTCAGCTTTCGCGCGATGTTGAGAAGCGACCAAACAAACGCCCGACAAACGCAGATTTGCGTGATTCAGGAAGCATTGAACAGGACGCAGACTCAATCATCATGCTCTATCGGGAAGCGGTATATGACGAGAACAGTAGCGCCGCGCCATTTGCTGAAATCATCGTGACGAAAAACCGTTTTGGCTCACTTGGTACGGTTTACCAGCGGTTCTGCAACGGACACTTTGTTGCATGTGACCAGGATGAAGCCAGACAGATTTGCACAGCATCAAATGCACCCGCTGCACGTGGCAGACGATATGCACAAGGGGCTGACGTATGACCATCTACATCACTGAGATAATAACAGGGGCTATTTACACAGTAGCCCTTTTTTTATTGGATTAAGAATGAGGGGGATTCTGATGGACACCGTTAACGGAATGTGTTCAGACGCACCGCGTGCCAAAAAATGTAAATGCGGAAAATCACCGACAATATTCGACATGGAGAACGGGTGCCAAATCTACTGCGCTAACCACGCTGCTGTGGCGGCCGCGAATTATCGCAGTGCGGTAACGGAGTGGAATAACCTGAAATCTGTTAGAGAGGGAAGTCATGAAAAAACTAACCTTTGAAATTCGATCCCCAGCACATCAGCAAAACGCTATTCACGCGGTACAGCAAATTCTTCCAGACCCAACCAAACCAATCGTAGTAACCATTCAGGAACGCAACCGCAGCTTAGACCAGAATCGAAAGCTTTGGGCTTGCCTTGGTGACGTCTCTCGTCAGGTTGAATGGCATGGGCGCTGGCTGGATGCAGAAAGCTGGAAGTGTGTGTTTACCGCAGCATTAAAGCAGCAGGACGTTGTTCCTAACCTTGCCGGGAATGGCTTTGTGGTAATAGGCCAGTCAACCAGCAGGATGCGTGTAAGCGAATTTGCGGAGCTATTAGAGCTTATACAGGCATTCGGTACAGAGCGTGGCGTTAAGTGGTCAGACGAAGCGCGACTGGCTCTCGAATGGAAAGCGCGATGGGGAGATCGGGCTGCATGACTATCAAATCAAATACGCCGGCACACGACAAGGACTGCTGGCAAACGCCGTTTTGGCTTTTTGATGCACTGGATATTGAGTTTGGATTCTGGCTGGATTCGGCAGCGAGCGACAAAAATGCTCTGTGCGCTCACTGGTTAACTGAGGCCGACGACGCGCTCAATTCTGAGTGGGTAAGCCACGGTGCAATCTGGAATAACCCACCGTACAGCAATATCAGGCCGTGGGTGGAAAAAGCCGCTGAGCAGTGCATACAACAGCGACAGACGGTAGTTATGCTTGTGCCAGAGGATATGTCAGTCGGATGGTTCAGCAAGGCTCTGGAGAGCGTTGACGAAGTTCGCATCATCACTGATGGACGGATTAATTTTATCGAACCATCGACGGGGCTGGAGAAGAAGGGAAACAGCAAAGGCTCAATGCTGCTGATTTGGCGCCCGTTCATCAGTCCTCGACGGATGTTTACTACCGTATCCAAAGCGGCATTGATGGCGATCGGGCAGGGCGTCAGGAGGGTGGCATGAGGCGACAGCGACGAAGTATCACCGACATAATCTGCGAAAACTGCAAATACCTTCCAACGAAACGCTCCAGAAATAAACGCAAGCCAATCCCAAAAGAATCTGACGTAAAAACCTTCAACTACACGGCTCACCTGTGGGATATCCGGTGGCTTAGAGAACGTGCGAGGAAAACAAGGTGATTGACCAAAATCGAAGTTACGAACAAGGAAGTGTCGAGCGAGCTTTAACGTGCGCTAACTGCGGTCAGAAGCTGCATGTGCTGGAAGTTCACGTGTGTGAGCACTGCTGCGCAGAACTGATGAGCGATCCGAATAGCTCGATGCACGAGGAAGAAGACGATGGCTAAACCAGCGCGAAGACGATGTAAAAACGATGAATGTCGGGAATGGTTTCACCCTGCATTCGCCAATCAGTGGTGGTGCTCTCCAGAGTGTGGAACCAAGATAGCACTCGAACGACGAAGCAAAGAACGCGAAAAAGCGGAAAAGGCAGCAGAGAAGAAACGACGACGAGAGGAGCAGAAACAGAAAGATAAACTTAAGATTCGAAAACTCGCCTTAAAGCCCCGCAGTTACTGGATTAAACAAGCCCAACAAGCCGTAAACGCCTTCATCAGAGAAAGAGACCGCGACTTACCATGTATCTCGTGCGGAACGCTCACGTCTGCTCAGTGGGATGCCGGGCATTACCGGACAACTGCTGCGGCGCCTCAACTCCGATTTGATGAACGCAATATTCACAAGCAATGCGTGGTGTGCAACCAGCACAAAAGCGGAAATCTCGTTCCGTATCGCGTCGAACTGATTAACCGCATCGGGCAGGAAGCAGTAGACGAAATCGAATCAAACCATAACCGCCATCGCTGGACTGTCGAAGAGTGCAGGGCCATCAAGGCGGAGTATCAACAGAAACTTAAAAAACTGCGAAACAGCAGAAGTGAGGCTGCATGAATATCTACGAAAGAATTGATGGCAGCAAATACCGAAATATTTGGGTAGTTGGCGATCTGCACGGATGCTACACGAACCTGATGAACAAACTGGATACGATTGGATTCGACAACAAAAAAGACCTGCTTATCTCGGTGGGCGATTTGGTTGATCGTGGTGCAGAGAACGTTGAATGCCTGGAATTAATCACATTCCCCTGGTTCAGAGCTGTACGTGGAAACCATGAGCAAATGATGATTGATGGCTTATCAGAGCGTGGAAACGTTAATCACTGGCTGCTTAATGGCGGTGGCTGGTTCTTTAATCTCGATTACGACAAAGAAATTCTGGCTAAAGCTCTTGCCCATAAAGCAGAAGAACTTCCGTTAATCATCGAACTGGTGAGCAAAGGTAAAAAATATGTCATCTGCCACGCCGATTATCCTTGTGACGAATACGAATTTGGAAAGCCAGTTGATCATCAGCAGGTAATCTGGAACCGCGAACGAATCAGCAACTCACAAGACGGGATCGTTAAAGAAATTAAAGGCGCGGACACGTTTATCTTTGGTCATACGCCAGCAGTGAAACCACTCAAATTTGCCAACCAGATGTATATCGATACTGGGGCAGTGTTCTGCGGAAATCTCACATTGATTCAGGTACAGGGAGAAGGCGCGTGGGCATAAGAGAACTAAACCTCACCAAAGAACAGCACGAGTGGCTGAATGGCTGGCTTGAACTGTGGGGCGCATGGGTTTATTCAGGTCGTCTGGAAAAGCGCATGAGCAGCGTAATAGCTAAGTTCATGGAGAGCGTAGAGCCGGGAAGAGTTATGACAAGGCCAATGTGTAATGATGATGATGGAATGTTGATTTCTCAGGTCGTCGATTCCGTCATGTACATTGACAAGAAAGCCTTTGGCATCCTCCTCAGCTACTACGCCCACGGCTCTTCCAAGCACGCCATTGCATCTTACTATCATCGCGTCGCAAGACCTCGCAAGATGTTATGCCGGGGCGGCGGGCGCATTCAAAAACCATCGCTCGCAACCTGTCGACGGGAAGTTGACGAAATCCTCAATGCCTCGTTGTTTATGATTTACCCGGTTCTGGATAGTGCGTTTAAAAACCGGAAACGTGTAGAGAAAATTAAACATGTAGCATAGAACGTGTTGACATCATTGAGCAAATGAGCAACACTATTCGCATAAGCTGCCGTTAGTGACTCTTAAGTTGCAACGGTGGCTTTTTTTATTTGGGTCAGTCGTATAAAGGTCATTACGGAAGGCTGTTAACCTTCTTATCGTGGTTCGAGTCCACGCTGTCCCGCCAAATATGCTGGTTTAGCTCCAATGGTAGAGCGGTCGCCTTGTAAGCGAATGGGTAGCGGTTCAAGTCCGTTAACCAGCACCATAACTGAGCCGTAGCCACTGGCTATCCTGAATTCATCAGTGATAGTTACGCTGCGGCCTTCTACACATGACCTTCGTGAAAGCGGGTGGCATGAGGTTGCGATAACAACCTCATGCCGTTTTGCCCGTGCATATCGGTCACGAACAAATCTGATTACTAAACACAGTAGCCTGGATTTGTTCTATCAGTAATCGACCTTATTCCTAATTAAATAGAGCAAATCCCCTTATTGGGGGTAAGACATGAAGATGCCAGAAAAACATGACCTGTTAGCCGCCATTCTCGCGGCAAAGGAACAAGGCATCGGGGCAATCCTTGCGTTTGCAATGGCGTACCTTCGCGGCAGATATAATGGCGGTGCGTTTACAAAAACAGTAATCGACGCAACGATGTGCGCCATTATCGCCTGGTTCATTCGTGACCTTCTCGACTTCGCCGGACTAAGTAGCAATCTCGCTTATATAACGAGCGTGTTCATCGGCTACATCGGCACTGACTCGATTGGTTCGCTTATCAAACGCTTCGCTGCTAAAAAAGCCGGAGTAGAAGATGGTGGAAATCAATAATCAACGTAAGGCGTTCCTCGATATGCTGGCGTGGTCGGAGGGAACTGATAACGGACGTCAGAAAACCAGAAATCATGGTTATGACGTCATTGTTGGCGGAGAGTTATTCACTGATTACTCCGATCACCCTCGCAAACTTGTCACGCTAAACCCAAAACTCAAATCAACAGCCGCCGGACGTTACCAGCTTCTTTCTCGTTGGTGGGATGCTTATCGTAAGCAGCTTGGCCTGAAAGACTTCTCTCCGAAAAGCCAGGACGCTGTGGCATTGCAGCAGATTAAAGAGCGTGGCGCTTTACCGATGATTGATCGCGGTGATATCCGTCAGGCAATCGACCGTTGCAGTAATATCTGGGCTTCACTGCCGGGCGCTGGTTATGGTCAGTTCGAGCATAAGGCTGACAGCCTGATTGTAAAATTCAAAGAAGCGGGCGGAACGGTCAGAGAGATTGAGGTATGAGCAGAGTAACCGCGATTATCTCCGCTCTGATTATCTGCATCGTCGTCTGCCTGTCATGGGCTGTTAATCATTACCGTGATAACGCCATTACCTATAAAGAACAGCGCGATAAAAAAGTCAGTGAGCTGAAGCAGGCGACTGCCACCATTACTGACATGCAGCAGCGCCAGCGTACTGCTGATGCACTAGATGCTAAATACACGAAGGAGTTAGCTGATGCGAAAGCTGAAAATGATGCTCTTCGGCGCAAGCTTGATAATGGTGGTCGGGTGCTCGTCAAAGGAAAATGCCCTGTGCCATCCTCAGACGAAACCTCCAGCGCCTCCGGCATGGGCAATGATGCCACCGTCGAACTCTCTCCAGTTGCTGGACGAAACGTTCTCGGTATCCGGGACGGAATTATCCGCGACCAAACAGCACTGAGAACGCTTCAGGAATACATCAGGACGCAATGCCTTCGATGATAGCGATAATTTTACTCATCATCCTTCACATCTGGCTCTGTAGACAGGGTGGTGAACACTTCTGGAGTGAATCCAGATTAAACATCTCATTGCTGATGCTTGATATTGAGCATTTGGCGCGCGGTAAGGGGCTGCGTTGAGATAAGAGCCAGTCATTACAAATACCAGGATTTAGCCTCGCATTCGCGGGGCTTTTTTACATCTGCAGTAAACCGCGCATCGCAGCGCGTAACAATCCCGAGTCTTTCAGAAAGCTGAGCCTGAGAACTGCCGTATATGGTGGCGACCATCTCGGGGCGGCTTTTCTGTGCGAACAGGCTCACTTTCTAAAAGGTAAAGACGCTATGAATCATCAATTGGCTAATCTCGATTTTCGGGACATGGTGGTTGTTTCTGGTGATCGCGTGATCACAACCTCCCGCAAGGTAGCAGCTTACTTCGACAAGCAGCATCACCACATCATTCAGAAAATCGAAAAGCTAGACTGTTCGGATGAATTTCTAACCAGCAACTTTTCGCGGGTTACCTATGAACACAAGGGTAATCAGTATGTTGAATATGAAATTTCCAAAGACGGTGCGATGTACATCATCATGTCGTTTACCGGCAAAAAAGCTGCCGCCATCAAAGAGGCGTTTATCAAAGCATTTAATTGGATGCGTGACAGGCTGATGGAGATGGCTCACTCATACCAAAGAGAGCACAACGAGTTAATGCTGGAGTTCATGAAGGAAAAGGATGTTGCCAGTATGTCAGGACGCTTGCTGAACCGCTGGGGCAGGATCAAAAAACCGCAACTCATAGCAAGAATCGAAAGGCTTGAGCAGCAGGCGCAAATATCGATCCCCGGACTGCCAAAGTGACCATTCCAAAGCCCATCTACTGGTGGGCTTGATAATGAAACCGTGATTTACATCCCCACAATCCGGGTATGTAAAAGATAGTTCAGGCGAGAACAGATTTAACTAAATCTGTGCACCGCCAGTTACAGCAGTACAGCGAAACAACCCAAGCCAGTAAGTGGGGAAATAACACTGGCAGCCACTGAAAGATGAACCTCCAGCCTTATGGCAAAAAAGATTCTTTGTGGTGGCGGACTGATGGAAAGACATCGGTTATTGCAGAGGCCATTCAATGAGTGGTCTCGACAATGGCTTATACCATACACGGGATAACTTAACTGATATCCCTTTTAACGGATAAACGGAGCCAACAATGGCAGAGATTATTCCCATGACTGAAGAACAGAAATTCCAGTTAGAGATTTACAAACTGGTCATGAACCAGAACGCAGCCGCAGAAGAAGCATTTCAGTTCATTGGTACTGATGAGCTGAAGCTTGAGCTATTCAAAATTCACTTCCAGTCAGGCGGCGCTAATTCTGATATCGCGACCCGCACTATCGAAGCGGTGCGTAAATCGAAGGAAGCGTTAGACCTGTTTACTACCGGAGCATGATGCTCAACCTGAAATAACAAATAAGTGAGATGAATATGGCAGCACCAAAGGGCAACCGATTTTGGGAGGCCCGCAGTAGTCATGGGCGAAACCCTAAATTCGAATCGCCTGAGGCGCTGTGGGCTGCTTGTTGTGAATACTTCGAGTGGGTGGAAGCTAACCCGCTATGGGAGATGAAGGCGTTCTCGTATCAGGGTGAAGTGATACAAGAGCCTATCGCCAAGATGCGAGCGATGACCATTACCGGCCTCACTCTGTTCATTGATGTGACGCTTGAAACATGGCGCACATATCGCCTGAGAGAAGATTTATCTGAAGTCGTTACGCGAGCAGAACAGGTCATCTACGATCAGAAATTCTCTGGCGCAGCCGCTGACCTTCTCAACGCTAACATCATCGCCCGTGATTTGGGCCTCAAAGAGCAGTCGCAAGTTGAAGACGTGACACCTGATAAGGGAGATCGCGATAAGCGACGCTCTCGTATCAAGGAGCTATTCAACCGTGGAACTGGACGCGATTCTTGATAACCTGAGCGACGAAGAGCAAATCGAGTTGCTCGAGCTACTCGAAGAAGAAGAGAACTACCGGAACACACACCTGCTATATGAATTTACGCCATACAGCAAACAGCGTGAGTTCATCGACGCCGGGCATGACTATCCAGAGCGATGTTTTATGGCTGGCAACCAGCTTGGTAAGTCATTTACTGGTGCTGCTGAAGTCGCGTTTCACCTTACCGGGCGTTATCCGGGCACAAAAGGCTATCCTGCTGATGGTAAATATGGCGGTGAGTGGAAAGGTAAGCGTTTCTATGAGCCTGTTGTCTTCTGGATTGGTGGCGAGACAAATGAGACGGTAACCAAAACGACTCAACGCATCCTGTGCGGTCGTATCGAAGAGAATGATGAGCCTGGCTACGGTTCCATACCGAAAGAAGACATCATTAGCTGGAAGAAGTCTCCTTTCTTTCCGAACCTTGTTGATCATCTTCTGGTTAAGCATCACACGGCTGATGGCGTTGAAGATGGCATTTCAATCTGCTACTTCAAACCATACTCGCAAGGCCGTGCTCGCTGGCAGGGTGACACAATCCACGGCGTGTGGTTTGACGAAGAGCCACCATACAGCATTTATGGCGAAGGGCTTACCCGTACCAACAAATACGGGCAATTCTCAATTCTGACGTTTACCCCGCTGATGGGGATGTCTGACGTTGTTACCAAGTTCCTGAAGAATCCCAGCAAGTCGCAGAAAGTGGTCAACATGACCATCTATGACGCTGAGCACTACACCGACGAGCAGAAAGAGCAAATCATCGCATCCTATCCTGAGCATGAGAGAGAGGCGCGTGCTCGCGGTATTCCTACGATGGGTAGTGGTCGAATCTTCCAGATACCGGAAGAGACGATTAAGTGTCAGCCGTTCGAGTGTCCTGATCACTTCTACGTAATTGGCGGGATGGATTTCGGATGGGATCACCCACAGGCGCAGGTTCAGCTTTGGTGGGATAAGGACGCAGACACAATCTACGTTTCACGCGTGTGGAAGGCGAAAGAAAAAACAGCTGTTCAGGCATGGGGGGCCGTTAAATCATGGGCGCATAAAGTGCCAACCGCATGGCCTCATGACGGAAACCAGCACGAGAAGGGCGGCGGCGAGCAGCTCAAAGGGCAGTATGCAGACGCTGGATTTATGATGTTACAGGAGCATGCGACATGGCCTGATGGCGGTAATGCTGTTGAGCCTGGAATCACTGAATTGCGCGACATGATGCTTGATGGTCGCTTCAAAGTATTCAACACCTGTGAGCCATTCTTTGAGGAGTTCCGCCTCTATCACCGTGATGAAAACGGGAAGATCGTCAAGCTTAACGACGACGTTCTCTCAGCCGTTCGCTATGCATACATGATGCGCCGCTTCGCCAAAATGATGCGCGACATCAAAAAACCAAAAGAGAAAAAGATACCAGCCCCAATCAGGCCCATCGCACGGTCAACAAGATAGATACTGTTGTTACGGCTTGAGAAATTCAGAGGCAGCGGAATTCAGAGCGTTAATAAATGCTACCTTATGCTTGTATGCATCTAATGCTGTAGCGAATCCGCTTTTTGTGTATTTCTTGCCTTCTACCACAAATTGCCACATGTAGTTATTTGTGTCCTTGCGATAGGAAACTCCTTTGTATCCAGTTGAATTGTCGCAATCCATGCCACGGTTTAGTCCGTTCAACTGCTTATTGGCATCTCTAAGATTACAGATGCGGTTATCAGCACGGTTTCCGTTTATGTGATCTACTGCTTCGGGCCAGTAACCATAGTAGTGCGCAAAACAAATTCTGTGCACGTAGTACAGTTTTTTACCAAGCCTTACATCAAGGTATCCGTTTCCATGCTGGCACCCAACGGGCTTGCCGTTAAGGTCTGTCCTCCTTGTGCGATTAGCCGCGTACAAAATTCCGGTTTCAGCATCGTATGTGAAATTTTTCCTTATATCTTCTATAGATGGATGGCTCACAATAGAATCTCCTGTTGAAGTTGTCCCATTGATTTTATCACGGTAAAGTTATGACTGACAACGCAGAGCGATTAAATAAGATACTGCAAGCATTCGATGTTGATTGGATGTCTTCCGACGAGGCGAGAACAGAAGCTTCTAACGATTTATACTTCAGTCGCATAAGCCAATGGGATGACTGGCTATCAAACTACACTACCCTGCAATATCGCGGACAATTCGATGTTGTTCGCCCGGTGGTCAGGAAACTGGTCGCAGAGATGCGCCGGAACCCTATCGACGTTCTATTCAGACCAAAAGACGGCGCTAATCCTGATGCTGCCGATGTGTTGATGGGAATGTATCGTACTGATATGCGCCATAACACGGCAAAAATTGCCGTTAACGTTGGCGTTCGTGAGCAGATAGAGTCAGGCGTTGGTGCATGGCGTCTGGTCACGCAGTACGAAGACAACGACCCAACAAGCAACAATCAGGTAATCCGACGCCTGCCAATCCATGAAGCCTGCTCACACGTCATATGGGACGCCAACAGCAAGCAGATGGATAAGAGCGACGCTAAGCACTGCACGGTGATTAACGCCTTGTCACGCAATGGCTGGAAAGAGTTCGCAGAGGATTACGGTATTGATCCTGACACGCTGCCATCTTTCCAGAATCCAAACGATACATGGCTGTTTCCGTGGGTATCGAATGATGTCGTCTACGTCGCTGAGTATTACGAGGTCGAAGAGAAGAAAGAGAAAGTCTTCATCTACCGCGACCCGCTGACAGGTGAGCCGGTCAGCTATTACCAGCAGGATATCAAAGACGTCATCGACGACCTGGCTAATCGTGGATTCATTAAGGTAGCAGAGCGCAAGGTGAAGCGTCGGCGTGTGTATAAGTCGATCATCACCTGCACGCAGATACTGAAAGACCGCGAGAAGATAGCCGGAGAGCATATTCCAATCGTTCCAGTGTATGGAGAATGGTCATTCGCTGGTGACAAGGAGTGCTACGAAGGAGTGGTAAGGCTGACGAAAGACGGCCAACGCCTTCGTAACATGATCATGTCATTCAACGCCGATATTGTTGCTCGTTCACCGAAGAAGAAACCGACCTTCTTCCCTGAGCAAATCGAAGGCTACGAATACATGTACGGTGGAAATGATGACTATCCGTACTATCTGCAGAACAGGACCGATGAAAACGGTAACGACCTGCCGATTGGTCCAATCTCCTACATGGAAAACCCTGAAGTGCCGCAAGCCAACGCTTACATGCTTGAGGCAGCCACCAACGCAGTGAAAGAGGTGGCTAGTCTTGGCGTTGATGCGCAGGCGGCAAATGGTCAGGTCGCTTTCGATACCGTCAATCAACTGAACATGCGGGCAGACCTTGAGACATACGTGTTTCAGGATAACCTGGCTACCGCAATGCGACGTGATGGCGAGATTTATGCCTCAATGGTCAACGATATTTATGACGTTCCTCGTCATGTAACGCTGACACTTGAAGATGGAAGCGAGAAAGACGTTCAACTCTACGCGCAAGTTGTCGATTACCAGTCCGGTAATGTGGTCACACTCAACGACATTCGCGGTCGCTATGAGTGCTATACAGACGTTGGGCCATCCTTCCAGAGCATGAAGGAACAGAACCGCGCAGAGATTCAGGAGTTGCTCACCAAGGTTCCGCAAGGTACTCCAGAGTTCCAGATGCTGATGCTGCAATACTTCACGCTGCTTGACGGTAAAGGCGTCGAGATGATGCGAGAGTACGCGAACAAGCAACTGGTGATGATGGGGCTTAAGAAACCAGAAACACCTGAAGAGATGGAGATGGTACAGCAGGCTCAACAGCAGCCGCAGCAGCCATCAGCAGAGCAAATTCAGGCGCAGGGTATCCTTCTGCAAGGTCAGGCTGAATTGCTCAAGGCAGAGAACCAACAGGCGCAGATTCAGGTTGAAGCTGCCAAGGTTGAAGCCCAAAACCAACTCAACGCCGCGAAGATTGCAGAAATCTTCAACAATATGGACCTCGACAAGCAGGCAGAACTGCGTGAGTACCTCAAGCTCGTAGGTCAATTCCAGCAACAGCGCAGCAAAGATGCTCGTGCTAACGCTGAGCTGCTTCTTAAAGATGCAGACCAGACTCATTCACAACGCATGGATTTCGCGAATCTTATGCGCCAAGTTCAAATCCCCTCCGGCGGAGTAGCCGAGACACCTCAATAAGAGAGAGTTAATCATGAACCCAACCACCGACATTCAGACTTCTGAAGAATTAACCCTGCCCGGCAATCATGCAGCGGCATCTGCTGATGGCTTAGTTGTCGATAATGCCAACGACAACGCAGGTCAGGAAGAAGGCTTCGAGATTGTCCTGAAAGACGATGAGAAACCAAAACAAGACCCGGCAACTAATGCTGAATTTGCCCGTCGCCGCATCGAACGCAAACGCCAGCGTGAGCTTGAGCAGCAGATGGAAGCGGTTAAGCGTGGAGAGTTGCCGGAGCACCTGCGGGTGAACCCTGAGTTACCAAAACAACCAGACCCTAACGATTATCTTTCCGAAGATGCACTAGCTAAGTACGACTATGACCATAGCCGCGCACTGGCTGCCTTCCAGCAGGCAAACAGTGAATGGCAGATCAAGGCTATGGACGCACGAAGCCAGGCTGTCGCCGAGCAGGGTCGCAAAACTCAGGAGTTCACCCAGCAATCAGCGCAATACGTCGAGGCAGCCCGTAAGCACTACGACGCAGCGGAAAAGCTCAATATCCCTGACTATCAGGAGAAAGAGGATGCATTCATGCAACTGGTGCCGCCAGCAGTCGGTGCCGACATCATGCGCCTCTTCCCGGAGAAATCCGCCGCTCTCATGTATCACCTTGGTGCTAATCCTGAGAAAACACGCCAGTTGCTGGCGATGGACGGGCAATCCGCGCTGATTGAACTCACTCGACTGTCAGAACGTTTAACTCTCAAGCCTCGAGCCAAACCTGTTTCAGAAGCCCCGCTACCTGATGAACCCATTCAGGGACACGCTGTTGCTGCAAATATATCTGCGATTGAAAAGCAGATGGAAGCGGCAGCAAACAAAGGGGATGTAGAGACATACCGCAAGCTCAAGGCGCAACTGAATAAAGGAATTCGATAATGGCATTAAATGAAGGTCAACTGGTCACGTATGCTCTGGATGAAATCATCGAAACCGTCCAGAACCTGACGCCAATGGCGTCCAAAGTGACAAAATACACCCCTCCGGCAGAATCCATGCAACGTTCAAGCAACACCGTGTGGATGCCTGTTGAGCAGGAAGCGCCAACTCAGACTGGCTGGGATTTAACTGGCAACGCTACCGGTATTCTGGAACTGTCCGTGAAATGCAACATGGGCGATCCGGATAACGATTTCTTCGAGCTTCGTGCAGATGACCTGCGTGATGAGCGTTCTTACCGTCGCCGCATCCAGGCATCCGCCAAAAAACTGGCGAATAACATTGAGTCAGCGATTGCCAAACAGGCAACTGAAATGGGCTCGCTTGTTGTTCACGATACCCGCGCAATTGGTCCATCTACTGGCCTGTCTGGCTGGGATTTTGTGTCTGATGCAGAGCGCCTGATGTTCTCCCGTGAGCTAAACCGCGATATGGGCATCAGTTACTTCCTGAACCCTGACGATTACCGCAAAGCAGGCCGCAACCTGGTAGATGGTGACATCTTCGGGCGCGTTCCTGAAGAAGCGTATCGCAACGGTACTATTCAGCGTCAGATTGCTGGCTTTGATGAAATTCTTCGCTCACCGAAACTTCCGGCAGTTACCAAGTCAACCGCGACTGGTGTAACTGTTTCTGGTGCGCAGAAGTTTAAGCCGCAGGCATACACCCTTGATACCGATGGTAACAAAGAGAACGTCGACAACCGTGTTGCAACGGTGACCGTATCCTCCACCACCGGGTTTAAGCGCGGCGACAAAATCAGCTTCACTGGTGTGAAATTCCTGTCTCAGATGGCGAAGAACGTGCTGACTGATGATGCTACTTTCTCAATCACCCGTGTGATCGATGGTACTCACATCGAAATCACGCCGAAGCCGATTGCGCTGGATGACGCGTCACTGACAAAAGAAGAGAAGGCTTACGCTAACGTAAACACCTCTCTTGCTGAGAGCACTCCGGTAAACGTTCTGAACGTGGCAACAACTACCGCTAACGTGTTCTGGGCTGATGACTCAATCCGTCTGCTGTCTCAGCCGATCCCGGTAACCCATGAGCTGTTTGCTGGCATGAAAACGTCTTCCTTCAGCATTCCTGGTATTGGTGTTAACGGCATCTTCGCAACGCAGGGTGATATCAACACTCTGTCTGGTAAGTGCCGTATTGCTGTGTGGTATTCAGCATGTGCTGTACGACCAGAGGCAATTGGTGTTGGTCTGCCTAACCAGACTGCGTGATAACCAGAGGGAGCTTCGGCTCCCTTTTTTATCTGGAGACAAGCATGACACACATGATCTTTCGTCATGGCGACATGAAGAAGTGGAAAGGCGTTGGCTACGACTTTGAAATCGTGAAAGCCGAAGAGCTTCAGGAATATCTGGATGCTGGTTGGTTTTCACATCCTGATGACCTTTTGAAGGATGTTGCAGAGCCAGAGCCAGAAGAAAAACAGCGTAAAAAGCCTGGTCGAAAACCTAAGGCGGCATCAGATGAACCTGACAACGAAGGGTGATTTAGTTCTTGCAGCATTACGTAAGCTCGGTGTGGCATCAAATGCCACGTTAACCGATGTCGAACCGCAGTCTATGGAAGACGGCGTCAACGACCTTGAAATGATGATGGCTGAATGGCTTGGCGGTGATGCGTCACCTGGGATCAACGTTGGCTACATTTTTGCTGATGCAGATGTCGCTCCAGATCCGGGCGATGAGCACGGTTTATCAAATAACGCTATCAATGCCGTCATTTTCAACCTTGCCTGCCGCATTGCTCCGGATTATGCGCTGGAAGCGTCAGCAAAACTTATAACCACTGCCAGATACGGGAAAGAGCGACTCGTCAAACTGTCTGCAATGGACAGAGCAAAAGCCGCTAAATGTAAGTCCGGTTATCCAAACCGTATGCCTGTTGGTAGCGGTAATCAGTTGGCGAAGTGGAACGGTTGGAATTACTTCCACCGAAAGGAACCTTGCGATAACGGGAGCGAATAATGCCGATTCAGCAACTTCCGCTTATGAAAGGTGTCGGCAAAGACTTCCGAAACGCCGACTATATCGACTATCTGCCAGTGAATATGCTGGCTACACCCAAAGAAATCCTCAACAGCAGCGGATATCTTCGCTCATTCCCGGGCATTGCCAAACGTTCTGATGTGAACGGCGTATCGCGCGGCGTCGAGTACAACATGGCGCAGAATGCTGTTTATCGCGTGTGTGGTGGCAAACTGTATAAGGGAGAAAGTGAGGTCGGTGATGTTGCCGGAAGTGGTCGCGTATCAATGGCGCATGGTCGGACATCACAGGCGGTAGGCGTTAATGGTCAACTGGTCGAGTATCGTTATGATGGCACGGTTAAAACCGTCTCAAACTGGCCTACAGACAGCGGATTCACGCAGTATGAGTTAGGCTCAGTCCGCGACATTACGCGCTTACGTGGGCGTTATGCGTGGTCAAAAGACGGCACTGATTCATGGTTTATCACTGACCTTGAAGACGAATCGCATCCTGACCGCTACAGCGCACAATATCGTGCAGAGTCTCAGCCTGACGGCATCATCGGCATCGGAACATGGCGAGATTTCATCGTCTGCTTTGGTTCATCGACGATTGAATATTTCTCCCTGACTGGTGCAACCACCGTTGGTGCTGCTTTGTATGTCGCACAGCCATCACTGATGGTACAGAAAGGCATTGCCGGAACTTACTGCAAAACGCCATTCGCTGATTCTTATGCGTTCATCAGCAATCCGGCAACAGGTGCGCCGTCTGTATATATCATCGGCTCCGGCCAGGTGTCACCAATCGCCAGCGCGAGCATTGAGAAAATTCTCCGCTCCTACACTGCTGATGAACTGGCTGATGGTGTGATGGAATCGCTGCGATTTGATGCTCATGAGTTGCTGATTATCCACCTTCCGCGCCATGTTCTCGTGTACGACGCATCTTCAAGCGCCAATGGTCCGCAATGGTGTGTACTGAAAACAGGCCTGTATGACGATGTGTACCGCGCTATCGACTTCATTTACGAAGGCAACCAAATAACGTGCGGCGATAAGCTTGAATCGATGACAGGGAAATTGCAGTTCGATATCAGCAGCCAGTACGACAAGCAACAGGAACATCTGCTGTTTACTCCGCTGTTCAAAGCGGATAACGCAAGAGTGTTCGACCTTGAGGTTGAATCTTCAACTGGTGTTGCGCAGTACGCCGACCGCTTGTTCCTTTCTGCAACCACTGACGGCATCAATTACGGACGTGAGCAGATGATTGAGCAGAATGAACCTTTCGTTTACGACAAACGTGTTTTGTGGAAGCGTGTCGGGCGCATCAGGAAAAATGTCGGCTTCAAATTGCGCGTTATCACTAAGTCACCTGTCACTCTGTCAGGCTGCCAGATAAGGATTGAGTAATGGTTGATTCATCACTGAATGATCCTGTCGTGGTTCAGGCTACGCGCCTTGATGCTTCAATTTTGCCACGCAATATATTCAGCCAGTCTTACCTGCTGTATGTCATAAATCAGGGTGCTGATGTCGACGCAATTGCCGGGAAGGCAAACCAGGCTGGTCAGGGCGCTTACGATGCTCAGGTGAAAAACGATGAACAGGACGCCGAACTGGCAGATCACGATTCAAGAATCACCGCAAACACAAAAGCGATAAATATCCTTGAGGTCAGGTTAACAACTGCCGAAGGGAAGATAGTCGTACTGCGTAGTGATGTTGATTACTTGCTGGATGAGGTTATCGATATTCAGGCGCATCTGGTCACTGTTGACCAAAGACTGGATGACGTAGAAAGCGATGTATCTGACATTAAGAGTGATTACGTATCGAAAACCGTAACCGAATCGCAGTCTCTTGCGTCATCGCTGGATGTAAAAACATCATATTCAGTTGATGGAATTCAGGTTGTTGGAGAAAGAAATACCGGATGGACTGCAGCCACAGGTACGCCACTTCTTGGCTCATTCAACGCTAACCAGTCATACACTGTCGGCACTACGTACACACAATCCGAAGTCGCAGCTCTCGCTACAGGTTTGCAGCAGGCGCGGCAGCGTATTCTGGCGCTTGAAACGGCACTTAGATTACATGGGCTGATTGACTGATGATTACATTCAAACCAACGCGAAACATCGACCTGATAGAAGCAGTCGGAAATCACCCTGACATTATCGCCGGGAGCAACAACGGCGATGGATACGACTACAAACCTGAATGCCGTTACTTTGAGGTGAGCGTGCACGGGCAGTTCGGCGGCATTGTTTACTATCAGGAGATTCAGCCGCTGACATTCGATTGCCACGCCATGTACCTGCCAGAGGTTCGTGGATTCAGCAAGGAAATCGGTCTGGCGTTCTGGCGATACATTCTGACTAACACCACCGTTCAGTGCGTCACATCGTTCGCTGCACGCAAATTCCGCCACGGGCAGATGTACTGCGCAATGATTGGCCTTAAGCGTGTAGGAACCATCAAGAAATACTTCAAAGGCGTGGATGACGTGACTTTTTACAGCGCAACACGCGAAGAACTAATCGACTTCCTGAATCACGGGAGATAGCCATGTTATATGCATTTAAGCTGGGCAGAAAACTGCGCGGCGAGGAACCTTATTGCCCTGAAAAAGGCGGGAAAGGTGGCAGCTCTGATAAAAGCGCAAAGTATGCAGCAGAAGCTCAGAAGTATGCCGCAGACCTGCAAAATCAGCAGTGGCAGACGATCATGAAAAACCTTGCTCCGTTCACGCCTCTTGCGGAGCAGTATGTTAACCAGTTGCAGAATCTTTCCAGTTTAGAAGGTCAGAGGCAGGCACTTAATCAGTATTACAACTCTCAGCAGTATAAAGACCTTGCAGGTCAGGCGCGTTACCAGAGTCTTGCTGCTGCGGAGGCGACGGGTGGACTTGGCTCGACAGCCACAAGCAATCAACTGGCCACGATTGCCCCGACTCTCGGTCAGTCGTGGTTGTCAAACCAGATGAGCAACTACAACAATCTGGCAAACATTGGCCTTGGTGCGCTGCAAGGTCAGGCGAACGCAGGGCAGACATACGCCAACAACATGAGCAGCATTGCACAGCAAAGCGCAGCTCTTGCCGCTGCTAATGCCAACAAACCATCAAGTCTTCAGACAGCAATTAGTGGCGGAACGTCTGGTGCGATTGCCGGTGCAGGTCTTGCCAGCCTTTTGGGAACATCAACACCTTGGGGCGCTGGCATTGGTGCTGGTATCGGATTGCTTGGCTCGTTGTTTTAAGGGGTGATCATGGCTACTTGGCAAGGAACAAACGGCGGATTGTTGGCTGGTATCGGCGGCGTCAACTCAAACGCTCCGAGCGTAAATGACATCGGCAATACGCTTCAGCTTATCAGGCAGAACAATGATATTGAGCGTTCAGGCGCTAACAATGTTGGGCTGACTGCTTTGCAAGGCCTTTCAGGTATTGCTGGGGTGTTTCAGCAGGAAAAGCAGGCTCAGCGGCAGAAAGAATTTCAGCAGGCATACGCTAATGCTTATGCGTCTGGTGATCGCGGTGCTTTGCGTCAGTTGGCTACTCAATATCCAGACCAGATTGAATCCGTTCGTAAAGGCATGGGATTCATTGATGAAGACCAGCGCAATTCTATCGGCACCTTAGCGGCTGGCGCTCGTCTTGCGGCATCGTCTCCAGAAGCAATGCAATCATGGCTGCAAAACAACGCCAAGGAACTGACTCGCGTCGGTGTTGACCCTAATAACGTTGCTCAGATGTATCAGCAGAACCCTTCAGGATTTGGTGAGTTTGTTGATCACCTTGGAATGGCTGCTCTTGGTCCGATTGATTACTTCAATGTTCAGGACAAGATGGCTGGTCGTGAAATTGACCGAGGCAGGCTGGCAGAGACAATCCGCAGCAATCAGGCTGGCGAGGCACTTCAGGCTAGAGGGCAAAACCTTTCCTATCAGTCAGCAATGACTGGGCACAATATCGCAGCACAACGCTTGGCTCTGGATCAGCAAGAGTTCGGGTTTAAGATGCAGCAAGCGCAGGAAAAGGCTCAGCAGTTGATTAGCGAAGCACCTAAGCTGTCAGTAAACATGGAAAAAGGCATCGAGACGGCTGTAAACAATGCCACAGCATCATCAAACTCAGCCAATTCTATGAGTGCGCTTGCTCAACAGTTCAGAGCAGAAAAACCAACGACAGGTTTGTTCGGTAACGCACAGAACATGTTCGCAAAACTTACCGGAAGCGATACGACATTGCGTGATTTGCGCATCCGACAAAATGCCCTTGTTAACAGTCAGGTTCTGAAATTCCTACCTCCCGGCCCCGCAACGGATAAAGACGTTGAGATCGTTCGGCAGGGTGCGCCAACTGACATGGATAACCCTGAGACGGTCGCAAGATGGCTTGATGCGATGGCAAACCTTGAGCGACGAAACGCGCAGTTTAATGAGTTTAAAGCCGAGTGGATGAGCGCGAATGGCAACCCTGGACAATCGCGTAATGGCGGTCAGATATTGGGGTTGGATGTTAAAAAAGGTGAATCATTGGGGAGCGCCGTTAAGAGGTATATGTCAATGAATACTGACGCAGCGCCAGCACAAGATTCGACTCCTTCAGGAGAATCACGGAATCAGGTTGGATCATATACCTCAAAATCAGGCATTCAATTTACGGTGGAATGATGAAAGTAACTGCAAACGGTAAGACATTTACCTTCCCTGATGGTACGAGCACGGAAGATATTGGCACCGCCATTGATGAGTATTTTGCTGGTCAGGCTGTTCAGCAACAAACAGTTAATCAGGTCAATAATGAACCAGCACGTGAAGAACCATCATTGATGCAACAAGCTGGCGATTGGCTCACAGGTGGTCAAAGTGCAGGGCAAATTGTAGAACAGGCTGGTCGTGGTCTGGTAAACATACCATTTGACGTATTGCAGGGTGGCGCAAGTCTGATTAATGCAATCAGCCAGGGGCTTGGTGGTCCAAAAGTATTGGATGATGTCTATCGTCCAGTCGATCGACCGACAGACCCTTATGCGCAAACTGGAGAAACAATTGGCGGGTATTTAGTTCCAGGAGTTGGAACGGCAGGAAGCATGGCTATTGGATCACTGGCAGAGGCCGCAAATCAGAAAGGCGATTTCGCACAAAATGCAGCAAAAAATGCCGGAGTTAACCTTGCCGCTCAGGGGGTTCTTTCCGCAGCAGCAAAGGGAATAGGGCGTGGAATAACGGCTATAAAAGGTGATATTGCGCCAGAAGTAGCGAAGAAAATTGCCACATCAGAATCGATGGGCGTGACACCAATGACATCTGATGTTATCCCGCCGAAAAATGCTTTCACTCGCGGCCTTACTCAGGATGCCGAGGGGGCTTTGCTCGGGACAGGCTCAAAGCGAGCGGAGCAATATGCAACGCGTAGTAAGCTGGTAAGCAATTATTTTGACCGTTTTGGTGAGTACAACCCTGATGATGTGGTGAAATCTCTGACCACCACGTTAAGGGGGCGGAAGGATGCCGCTGGCGCTGTTATCAATGACGTCACCAATAAAATGGGTAATGCCGCAGTTGATACCACAAATACCATGAATGCTCTGAATACAGCGATCGCAAGACAGGAACGGCTTGGGACGTCTGCCAATCAAAGCCTGCTTACATCCTTGCGTAACCTACGTGAAGAATTAGCAAACCCTGCAACTGATTTGGATGTTACGTTTGATCTCTTGCGTCAGCACAGAACAGCATTTAGATCTAATGTTCAGGGAGATGCTATGGTCTTCCCCAACCAGGCAAAAGCAGCTACCAATATGGTAGAGAATGCAATGTCAAAAGACCTTCGTAACGCAGTTGCAAAAAACCTCGGTGCGTCAGACGCAGCAAAATACCTTAAAGCAAATTCCGATTATGCAAACGTTTATAATAAGGTGCTTAATAAAAACATTGCCAACAAGCTCAACAAGGCAAGCAGTGAAGCCAGTCCTGAACTTATAAATACCGTTGTATTAAGCAGAAAACCATCTGACGTGAAACGAATCTGGAGCGCACTGGATGATAAGGGGAAAGATGCTATGCGTGCAGCTTACGTCAGCAAAATAGCGGAAAAGGCCGGGGACTCTCCAGCCAAGTTCATCACTGAAGTTAATAAGCTGAAATCTCAGTCAGGCGGTGAAATTTACAACACTATTTTTTCTGGAAAGCACATGAAAGAGCTTGATGCTCTTCATGAAGTTCTACAGCAAACAGCAAGGTCAGACACCGCAAATGTAGTAACTCAGACGGGGCAATCGCAAGCCAACAGGATAAGGACGATTGGCGCAACTGCGACCCTTGGCGTATCAATGGGGCTTGAGGCTGGTTTCGGTGCAATGATGCGCTTGTATGAGTCAAAAGCAGCAAGGAATGCTCTCTTACGTTTGGCAAACACCAAAGCAGGAACACCAGCCTATGAAAGAGCGCTAAATAATGCTGCAAATGCGATACGCCCTATACTTTCAAGCCAAATTACAGCAGAACAGCAATAAAAAAAAGATATAACTATCTGATATTACTGCTACTGTTGCATGTTACCGTGTTTCCAAATCCTGAATTGCAGTTTGTATATGTGTCAACGCGTGTTGGGTAAGGTTGAGTTATAACAGGCTGGCGCGCTTTTTGCTCGATCGCTTGCATTGTGTTTACAGCCTGATAATTCAATAAAGCCTGCTGGAATGCTTGGCTTTGTGCTATTTGTTGTGCTTGTTCTTGGCTTTGTAATTGAACATAAAGATTCTGAAGTTCAAGTCTTGCCTGTGTGTCACTTATCTTGCCTTCATCGACACCTTGCCCGAGCATCTTCGCAGCAAGGACATACAGCTTAGGTGTTGGTGCTGATGCCATGCGAGAGTCGTTCTTCAAGCTGGCATCAAGGCAATTAGCCATATCGCTAAGCTTTGGATAGCGTTGTTCGCAACTTGCCTGATAGTCGCTTACTTTTGCGCACCCAGCCAGCAGAAGCGGGATAATTAACAGTGATTTTTTCATATAATTAACTCTCCTTAGTTTTGCGCAGGATACCATGAAAAAAGTTAACATTGGAAACGTACCAAAGATGCTCGTTCCGCTCTTTGAGAGCGGTACAATTGTGTTTTGTAGAGACTTTCCAGAATGGCAACGCCTGCATCAAAAACTTGGCGTTGACGTGCATGACTCGGACGCCAACGGAGCGTCTCATACAATGAGTAGCGAGAATGGTGTTTTGCATGTGATAGGCGTGTTCAATGGCAAACTATCTACTATTGCCCATGAGTGCGCTCACATGGCATTCGATATCTGCTCAAGGGTAGGTGTTGATGTTGAACCAGGAAGAGCCAACGAGACTTACTGCTACTTAATGAGCAGGCTTGTTGAGTTCTGCGAGCGACATATCAAAAAGCCGGAGTGACCCGGCTTGATTATTACTTTTTGCTGTCTGGAGTTCGCTTATCCAATACCCAGCCATGACCTGGCTTTGTTGTTGGTGGAAGCCTTTCGTTGTCCTTGACGGTGGCAAAATTGTCTTTCTTACCGCCGCGTGGGCCAACTTCTTGGTATATTCCGCCGTTTTTTCCTGTGTTTTCACCTGGTTTTTTCGCCATGATATACCTCAACATACACCCATTATTGGGCGATTAAATATTGATCTCATTTTATAAGTAGTCAATATGGCCCAGGTAAATGCAAAAATTAACTCACCGTCAGGTGGTTTTTTTGTACAAATCCTTCAGCGTATCAAACACCATCTTCTTAACAAGATCTGACTGCTCATCAGCGAGTCGTTCTGCATCGTCACGATATCCAGTCACAGGCGATGGTTTTGATAGAGCATCTTGGACGATCTGTAACAACTCGGAGTTCATTGATCTCCCATTCGCCTCCGCCCTGAATTTTAATTTCTCCCTTACTTCCATAGGCATACGGAAGTTAAAGTGCGGATCATCTCTAGCCATGCCATCACTCCAAGTTAGTATATTGACATGATAGAAGCACTCTACTATATTCTCAATAGGTCCACCGTGGACCTATATTGTGAGGTGAACATGAAAGGAATGAGCAAAATGCCGCAGTTCAATTTGCGGTGGCCTAAAGAAGTATTGGATTTGGTACGCAAGGTGGCGGAAGAGAATGGTCGGTCTGTTAACTCTGAGATTTATCAGAGAGTAATGGACAGCTTTAAGAAGGAAGGGCGCATTGGCGCGTAAAGTTGAAGCCCCAGCTGCGGGAACAGTCAGGGCTTCTGTTGTCAGTAAATTCGTGGAGAAAAACCAACATGAATAGTATAGCAATTTTAGAAGCAGTGAACACCTCTTACGTACCTTTCAATGGTCAGAAGATTATCACCGCCATGGCTGCCGGAGTTGCATATGTTGCGATGAAGCCAATCGTTGAAAACCTTGGAATGAGCTGGTCAACGCAGCAAACAAAACTCATGAAGCAGATTAGCAAATTCAACTGTGTTCATATGAACATGGTTGCCGCTGATGGTAAGCTTCGTAAGCTACTCTGCCTTCCTTTGAAGAAGTTAAATGGATGGCTGTTCAGCATCAACCCTGAGAAAGTTCGTGCTGACATCCGCGATAAACTGATTCAGTACCAGGAAGAATGCTTTACTGTGCTGCATGACTACTGGGCGAAGGGAAAGGCAGAAAATGCACGTAAGAAAACATCTGTTGATGACAGGACTCCGCTTCGTGATGCTGTAAATATGCTAGTCAGCAAAAAGCATCTAATGTACCCAGAAGCTTATGCAATGATTCATCAGCGTTTCAACGTGGAAAGTATTGAAGAGCTTGATTCATCTCAGATACCGCAAGCAGTAGAGTACATCCACAGGGTGGTGCTTGAAGGCGAGTTCATCGGCAAACAAGAGAAGAAAACCAACGAGCTTTCTGCAAAAGAAGCAAACAGCCTTGTATGGCTATGGGATTATGCCAATCGCTCACAGGCATTATTCCGCGAACTGTATCCGGCATTAAAACAAATTCAATCTAACTATTCCGGAAGATGCTACGACTACGGTCATGAGTTCTCGTATATTATCGGAATGGCGAGAGATGTTTTAATCAATCACACACGAGATGTTGATATTAATGAGCCAGACGGACCAACGAATCTTTCCGCATGGATGAGACTTAAGAATAAAGAATTACCTCCTTCAGTACATAACTACTGACAGATAACCAACGCAACGACCCAGCTTCGGCTGGGTTTTTTATGCCCAAAATTCACCGTGGCCACGCTGCGGCGATTCATTGTATCTGGAGCAAATTAAATGACAGACATTACAGCCAATTTTGTAGTGAGTATGCCATCGCAACTCTTCACTATGGCGCGTTCTTTTAAAGCTGTAGCTAATGGCAAAATTTATATCGGAAAGATTGATACTGATCCGGTAAATTCAGAAAACCAGATTCCGGTTTATGTAAGGAGCGAAGACGGTTCTCATATTGCCGTCTCACAGCCAATAGTTATCAATGCGGCTGGATACCCGGTATATAACGGACAGATTGCCAAGTTCGTAACTGTGCAAGGCCATTCTATGGCTGTTTATGATGCATATGGTGCACAGCAGTTCTATTTCCCGAATATACTGAAGTATGACCCGGATCAACTACTTGCTGAATTGTCAGGTCCATGTGGATCTGAAATGATTGGACGACCGGGTGGTGGAACTGTAGCAGATGTGATGCCATTAAAGGTCGATTTAAACATTCATGTACCATCAGATTATTCTTCACTGTCCGAAGCTCTGTTAAGTCTACATGACAAACGATTTCCTGATACGAAAGTTAACATCACCGTCGCTCCCGGACTGTACACTGAATCAGCTACGTTACCTTCGTCGCACATTGATGGTGAAAACATCAATATTACAGGTAACACACAGGTATTCACCGCATCCAGAGTAAATTCTGTGGTTGCAGGAACATTCTCAGTTAAACATTGGGATGGTGTAGTAAAAAATCTAAACTACCACATAGTTACAGCCACCGTAACAGGAGCTATTCCTCAAGTTGGGGAATACGTTCTCGTGCGTGGAGCGTCTGGTGCAGATACAGCAGAATATCATCTTGGTGTATGGGAGGTTACTTCTGTTACAGGTAACCAAGTAACTTGGCTCACATCTCTTAATTCAGCGCCTCCTGTTGGTGACATTTCCCTGACTGGTTCAATACTGAAGACAGTAATTCATTTTCTTGACTCAGCGAAGGGACCAACTGCAGTTATGGTGGAGAATTCATTATCACTTGGAATGATTAACGGTATTGCGTTTGTTGGTGCAGCGCGTCCGTTAGCATCAGGAAGTCGTGGACCTGATAAATATGACGTTTTTGGTGGGTATGGCGGCAATACTGGTATTGTGGCTAGAGATGGCGGTGTTCTCAACTTGGGATCAGATATAGGCGTTAGCGGGTTTTCCGGATCTAACGTTTATGCGAATCGCAGCGGGACCATTGTTGTCGGGATTGGTGCTGCTTCCAGTAATTCAGCACGCAACGGTTGGGGATCCGCTTCTGCAGTTACCCAGTGCCAAGGGGTAATTTCCTCAGGTAACCTCATTGATGGTGTTATTGCTCAGGATACGGGATTTACTTTCGCCCCTAAATCTCGCTCATACGGGAACCACCGTCATGCATATGTAGCGTCAGGTGGCGCATCATTAAACATGGCTAATTCTGTTGGGCGTGGAAATATAGGAAATGGCATTGATAATATTAACTCTACAGTGCTTGCAAATGGATGCGTAATAAGAGGCAACGTCGGCATGGCAATAAATAATGCTGCCGGTCAGACACGTATGCCTAACAGTGATTTACGCAATAATTCCGGAGTTGTATGCTCCCTGCATGGTTCTCTAAATATTACCAGCTCAAACTTAGATGGAGTTTCAGTTAGAGCAGTTTCTGGAGGTTTCATTGACGTTACTGGGGCAACTGGAGTTGCTACTTATACTCCCGTGCGTAATCACTATTCTGTTTTTGGCGGTTTTATTTCAAGCGGCACTGCTCAGGATTTCATTGGGTTTAGTTCTACAGGAAGTAATTCAGTTATGCGCCTTTCAGGAGATAACCACGTTTTGATAGGAACAGCCGCAGATCTTGCTGGACTTCATGGCGCTCGCCTTCACTGTAATGGTCCAGCAGTATTTGCCGGTGATATTTATCCTTCGACAGATGCGACCAATAATATTGGATCAGCTTCATTGCGAATGAACATTGGATTTTTCGCGGGAGGAACGCAATCTAGTTCAGATGGCAGGCTTAAGGACCCAACAAGACCATTCAATCAGGCGGAAATGAATGCAGCAAAGCGACTAGCTGAAAAAATTGGATTCTGGACATGGATTGATGATGAAGAAAAACGGCTACATGCAGGCATGACTGTCCAGACTGTTCTGGAAATCCTTAACGACGAAGGACTTGACTGGAGGAGATATGGGTTCATAGGTTACGACAAATGGGATGATGTTTTTGAGCCGGTGATTCGCGAGTTACCTGACGGTTCTAAGGAGGATTCTGGAGAAATTAAGATTGTTAGGGAAGCTGGCGATCTTTGGCAATTCCGCGATCAAGAACTGGACAGGTTTATTATGAGGGGGCTTTCTCAGAGACTAAGTGAGTTAGAGTCAAAACTTTCGTAAATATCCCACCACCCACCAATTATATTTACACTGCGATTTTTGGTGGGTGGTGGGTGGTGGGTGTGGTGGAGACAGGATGCTAAACAAGTGATTTTTTTAGTTTGTCTAATCTTTCATTTCTAATCCTTATTCCATCTTCAAGTGTATTTTTAAGGGCGTCAACGAACGCCTTATTTTTTGGGCTTAGTTTCAATGCCGTGGAAAAATCATACTCTGCTTTGTCATAATTACAAACATCCCGGTAGGCTAGGCCTCGCTGAAAGTAAGCTGAGGACAGCTTGGGATCAATTTCTGTAGCACGAGTTAATGATTTAATAGCATGCTCATATTTCTTATCCATTCTCAAACAGACTCCTAACTGTAGGTGAATTTTTGAGAAATCAGGGCATAGCTCTAATGCTTTATGTTGAGAGCTAATGGCTCCATTAACATCTCCAGCTAAAAGCTGTGAAACTCCTAAAAAATACCATGCAGCCCCTGAGTCTGTAGCTAATGAAACGGCGCTGGAGGCTGCCTCAACAGCATCAAGATAGTTTTTATTTTTTATATATTTATCGCACAGCATAATAAAACCAACTGCCTTATGGTTGGAATGTAAGCTGCCAGAGTTTGGCATGAAAGGTAATGATTTTCCTTCAACAAATTCTGTTGATAACTTTAGTAATCCGTATTCTTTATTTATATAGTAAGCAGATGAATGTGCCTGATCTGTCAGAGTGTTCACCAGACATCCTTTCACTGATGCAACTCTTTGAGCGTTGAATAAATCTGTTACATCCATCTCACCGGAATAAATATATGATTTAGATTTTGAATTTAACATTAAAGGCATGAGGTCTGGGAATTTCCTTGGCGAAGTATCTGGCATATTAATTTTAGACCTGCTTCCTGGTTGGTCCAGCAAAGTCTCTGGATCAAATGCTAACGCATAAGCGTTTAACTTGCATCCAAAAAGCAACGCCCCATATCCACCCATGCTACTTCCCATGGTATATATCTTGTCAGCAGAAATAGTTCTAGCTAAGGATAAAATGAATTCACATGACTCATCAACAGATGATCCCATCCCCGGTATTCCATTTTGATACCATCCGTTATTAGCGTCATTAACATACAAAACATCGTACGGGAAATGAGTTAGAGTGTTGAAAAAAGTAAATCTTCCAGCCGGTATCTTCATGCTTGAAAATACAACCAGTAACTTACCATTGATGCTGCCACGCTGAAGAAGGAAATAGTCAGAGATAAATCCTTCATCAGGAATAGTTAATTTATACATATAATCAATACTATCGTAGTTGTCACTAAAAAATCCGAATTTTATAGCGGTATGAGTCATTGATCAATAAATCCAAGTGATTTATTGATAGGATTACATGGTCTACATATTACAAAATACTGTATTTACATGCAGTATGTGGTAAGTTGGTCATCATGTTTTGTTGCATCAACAGAATTGTTTAGCATTTTGGTCATTTTCCATTTATCTATATTGCTCATGACCAAAAACTGAGACAAACAAAGCTTTGCACTGGATTGCAAGGCTTTATGTCACTCGATAGTTAAGGTCGATCACTCCACCTTTTCATCAACCCAATCCGCCCACCACTGCATCATTTCTCTGCGCTTATCGAGATACTGAGCATGGTTGTAAATTCCACGTACAGATCCGCCATTGGCATGTGCCAGTTGCACTTCAATAGCATCAGCAGGCCATTCGTGCTCGTTCATAATCGTGCTAAATTCATGCCTGAATCCGTGACCGCTTTCCAGACCTTCATAGCCGATTTGTTTGATCACAAGCAGTACCGCGTTCTCGCAGATTGGCTTCTTCTTATCGTTGCGACCGGCAAAAACAAACTCTGACACTGGTTTAGTGATTGAGCTTAGCGTAGTGAGAAGTTCAACCACCTGGTCTGACATAGGAACCACATGAATTTTGCGTCCCTTCATCACACTGGCGTCGATGGTGATAATCCTGTTTTCAAAATCGACGTTCTTCCATTGCATGGAACGAAGCTCTTTCGTTCTTAGGACTGTGTAGCGTAAAACTTTGGTCGCAATGAGCGATACGATACTTCCTGAAAATGTTGCCAGTGCTTTATTGAATGCTGGGATCTGGTCGGCAGGTAAAAACGGGAAGTTCTTCTTGCGGTATCCCTTCATGGCGTCAGCAAGGTCAGGTGCCGGATTATATTTAGCCCTGCCGGTGACAATAGCGTAACGGAAAACCTCGCCGCATCTTCTGCGTGCTTTGTTGGCTCGCTCCATTGCGCCGCGATCTTCAAATCTGCGGATTACTTCCAGCAGTTGCATCGGCTCAATATCCTGAATTTCAAGGCCGCCGATGATGGGTAAAATGTCGTCATCAAACATTTTTGCAAGTTCAGTCGCATACCCTACTGACCAGACTTGCTTCTTGTGTTCGTACCATTCCTTGTAAATTGCACTAAAGGAATTGTTGTTAGACGAAGCCTTTTTCGCTTTTACCGGATCGATGCCAACCGAGATGTCTTTCCTCGCAGTCCATGCTTTATCCCTTGCATCCTGCAAAGTCATAAGCGGATATTTTCCGACAGTCAAGATTTTCTCCTTACCTTCAATCTTGTAGCGAAGCTGCCATACCTTTTTCCCGGATACAGGGACATAAAGGTACAGGCCATTACCATCGAGTAGGCGGTATGGTTTTTCTTTTGGCTTTGCTGCTTCAATCTGCTTAACGGTGAGCATGGGTAAAAATCCGGTGGGTAAAATTATTTTATCCACTTTTTACCCGTCATGGAGTGCGGCTGTCAACGATCTGACGCGAACCATTACGAACTGCTAATCTACGGAAGGCTTGATATTCATGGGATTTTGCGGACTGGTACGGATGGTAGAGAACTGATAAATGGTGTCCCCTGCAGGAATCGAACCTGCAATTAGCCCTTAGGAGGGGCTCGTTATATCCATTTAACTAAGAGGACAATGCGGCATGAGTATACCCGCTAATGGACTGCGGGGTAAGTACGCTGCCGCTCGATTGCTTAAACCCTCGCCATTTATGCCGGGTTTTTATCATTTTTCTTAATATTTTCCGCACGTTCTGCTTTTTGGCGTGCTTCTGCTTTGCGCTTGTTGCTCATGTCGTTGCGGATCTGTGCATGACTCATTAACGCGAAGATAAAGGTGCCGCCGCAGATGTTCCCCGCTAAAGTAGGTAGTGCGAAGGGCCAGATGAAATCGCTCCAGTGCAGCGTACCGTTAAACACCAGATAGAGGATTTCAACAGAACCGACAACGATGTGAGTGGTGTCACCCAGGGCAATAAGCCAGGTCATCAATATAATCACCACAATCTTTGCCGCACCCGCTGCAGGAAACATCCAAACCATAGTGGCGATCAGCCAGCCGGAAATGATCGCGTTGGCAAACATCTCGCTGGGGGTGTTCTTCATCACATCCATGCCGATTTTGACAAATGCATCGCGAGTTTCTTCATTGAAGATTGGCATATATTCAAATGCCCACGCCGCAATACCTGTCCCGAGAATATTACCCAGCAGCACGACGCCCCATAACCGCATAAGTAAGCCAACGTTGCTTATTGTCGGTTTTTGCATGACGGGTAGTACCGCAGTCACGGTGTTTTCGGTAAATAATTGCTGGCGGGCCATAATGACGATAATAAAACCAAAGGTATAACCGAGATTCTCCAGCAAGAAACTGCCCGGCACACCTTCCAGTTCGACATGAAATATCCCTTTTGCCAGTAATGAAGCGCCCATCGACAGACCCGCCGCAATGGCTGACCACAGTAGCGCCATTGCGTCGCGTTCCAGCTCTTTTTCACCATCCTGGCGGATATGCTCATGAATTGCCATCGCCCGGGAGGGGAGTCGGTCTTCATCTATTTCTATTTTTTTGCCGCGCTCTTTTTCTTCGCTCTCAACTTCAATTTCGTCGCTGTGTTGATCAATTTTGTCGTTGTCCAT